CTTTATCTGCACAATTACAAAGTCTTTTTCTGCTTATAGTTATAATTGCTTGTGCATTAGCTACCATTTCATATAAAACTGGATCTGTTTGTTTTCTTTCACTTCTGTCAATTCCAGTTCTATCACTTCTTTGAGTCGAGAAAAAATGTTCAACTCCTATTTTGTGCCTAGCAAAGTGCATACCTATACAATATGGAATATCTTCAAATCTAATTTTATACCATTGATTTCTGATAGGACTATGTTCGCATAAATATAATTTTCTCATGTATTCATCTGATACTTTTTTATCTCCGCCATTTAATCCTATTGTAGTCCTAGCATAGTCTGCTATTTCTCTATTAGTTCCCATCAAATGAGTTACAGTTACTTTCATAATTACTCCCCTTTTTCTAATCTATCAATTTCTCTTTGCAAATACCAAAGACTTTTCTTCAAGTCTTGTATTGTGTCGTCTTTATGACCTGCTCTAGCAATGTACTTTACTGTATTTCCAAGATTAAAGTTAAGTTGCCAATCTTCGATAACTTCAATAGCTTCATATTTCCCTTTATTATAATGAGAAGGGTGATTAACCATTTCTTTATTTTCCTTCTTGATTCTATCAGTCATTTCAATCCACTCCTTTGTTGGTTTAAATGAACTATTATCTGTACATAAATTCAAATTATTACATCCCATACCAGTTTCCGAAAGTATTGTAGTGTAGCCATGCACACAATAATTACATTTACAATTCATAATACTCCCCCCCTACTCATTAAAACGGTATTTCATCCTCATCAAAATCATTAAATTCTTCTATCTTATATTCATTATTTTGCTTATTTTCAGTATTAGCATTAGAATTCCCACTTAAAAACTCTAATCTATCAACTTTTACTTTAGTAAATGAACGCTTTTCTCCGTCTTTTTCATAATTATCAATGTTTAACTCGCCCTCTACTAATATTTGCTTTCCTTTTGTTACATACTGACATAAGTTTTCAACGTGCTTCCCAAGTTGTTCGCAATTTATAAAATCAACTTTTTTATTATTTTTATCCTTTTGATATGCTCTTTCTACTGCTAAAGAAAAATTCATTTTAGGTGTAGAAGTAGAAGCTATATAACTTAATTCTGCATCTCTAACTAAACGACCACTAATTATTATTTTATTCATATTTATTTACCTTCCTTTTCTGCTAATATTATTGCTAGTTCAAGCATTAAATAACAAGTTATTCCTAAAACTAATAACCTCATCATTTTACTAACCCTTCATACTTTTTCATAAAATATGCTTTAAACTTTATATGTTCTGCTTCTGACCAATATTTTAAAGGTATTCCTATTTTATTTTCCCATTTTCTACTTTCCTTCAAGAAGTGTGGCATAAGTATAACACTATTAAATTTAGCTTTCTTTTCAGCTTCTTCTTTTTCTATCAAGCTTTTAAAAGTTTTGTTAGCACTTTTATACATATATTGAGTGAGTATATGCACTAAGTTTTCATTATAATCTAATTTTATAGATACAATTTCATCACCTTTGCTGCAAACTATATGATTGTAAACAATATCTGCTACACTTGACACTTTTTCTCCCCCTCTTTATTTAATATTTTATCAACTAAAACACTAGATGCTATCGTTACCTCGCCATTAAACCCATAAGTTTCAATAAATTTAATCATTAACTCCCTAGCTTCTTCTAGCACATTAATCCCCCTACTTGTTTTTCTTTTTAAAATAAGTCCATAAGTCTACTACTAACTTACTAAAAGAAACATTGTATCTTTCACAATACTCAAGCATTTCTTTTAATATTTCAATATCTATACTTATATTTTTATTTGTTTTCATTTGTTCACCTCTTAACTGCCTTATAACTATATTATACCACAAAATTATGCGTATGTATGTATGTACATATATATTTATTCCAACTTTCGTTCGCCTTATTTTGACAATAAAAAAGACTTACCTAATTTGGTAAGCCTAGTAATTCTCTCGCAAATTCTATTTCTTTTATTATATTATCTCTCTCGTGCCATATTTTGTACTTAGAAGCCTTTACAAACTCCCAAGCATAGTCATTATCACTAGCCCATTTTTCTGCCTTATAAAGTCTGTCTATTAGTTTTTCATATTCACTAATTAATTTATCTCTATCTTTAATAACACTACTTGTCATTTGTGTATCTACTCCTTTTTTTCATCATTACCCCTTGTAATAGCTTGATAATTAGGATGTGCTGGATTTTTAATACTTAAATTTCCAGTACACTTTTTATCCCTGTTAAAATTATCTATTAAGCAAGTTTTATAATATATGCAAGTTTTATTATTACATTTATCATTCATTATTCAATCTCTCCTTGAATCTTCTTAATTATAGAAAGTAAATCTTTTTCAAGACCTAGGATTGCTCTTTCCGAAAATCTTTTATTAAGTCTTGAATTTTCTGCTTCAATGTCCTTCAAAGTATTATTCAGACACTCTCTAATTAAAATCATTTCATATTCAGTTAGGCTTATCATCATCTTATCCCCCTATTTTTTCATCTATTCTTCATTTCTAATTCTTTTATATATTTGTCAAATTCTTCTTTGCTCATACTTATATTTTTAACTTCAGCTTCTTTATATGCTTTTTCATATGCGTATTTAAGTTCGTTATTTATATTGTGTCCCCATTGACTTTTTTCTAATCTTCCCATTTTACCTCCTATATATTTTCCCATTCATCAATTTCTACTTGTTCAAAATCATCTAAATATCTTTTGCTTAATTCATTCAAACTAGGGCTATAAAATCTCTTTCTTTCAATGCTAAACTTTAGCTTCATTTCAACATTTACGCCTGTATGTCTGTTCTTCAATATATTTAAAGAAGCATCATACTCTTTATCTTTATCAAAGTTTCTTTCTATTACAGTTACATAGTCGGCTAAATTTGTTATATTAGCACTACCTGCTACATCATCTTTGCTTATAGTTTCATTTATCGATTTTCTAGGATGTGCAACTAAATGAACTATTGCATTATATTTTTTAGCAAAGTTTTTTAGTTTTTTAACTATATCAGTTTCAGCTTCATATTTATCTTTCAAACTACTTTCAATAGTCATAAGATTATCTATGACAAATACTCTTACTCCATATCTTTTAGCTAAGATAGTCATTTTCTCAATTATAGCTTCAATTCTATAATCATCACTATCATATAAGAAAAACCTATCCTTCATATCATTAACTATTTTTTCTTTTGCTTGAATTGTAACTTTTTTATATTTATGACCATCTTTAGCAGTATATTCTGCAAATTGTTCTTCATTAGCTAAAGTTTGAAGTAGCCAGTACTTAACATTCCCCCCTATTAACTCGCCACTAAATAAAAATGTTTTATAGCCTTGAGTAATAGCTTCTGCAATATATATTTGATTTAATATAGTTGATTTACCGCTACCATTTCTACCACTTAAAACATTAAGACTTCCAAACACCATCCCTACAAGCTTATCATCAATGTAATCTATACCAGTTTTAAGAGTTTCTGCTTCATGTACATCAAAGTCCTCTATCATATCAAGTGTTGCAACACCTTCTAGTGTAGGCGTAGAAGCTTTTTCTATTTGTTTTAATACTGCTAACTTCCCATACTTGTGCAATAATTCATTTATATCATTAGCTACTTCACATCTAACTATTTTAACTGAATTATTCGGAAGTCTATTAAACACTTCTCTAGCACCTTTTATTCCAGGCTCATCATTATCAAACCATATAATTACTTCTTCAAACTGTTCAATAAAAGTCCAGTTACTTGTAATCCATTGATTTGTTGAATTTACTCCACTTGGTATTGATACTGCATTTTTAAAGCCTGCCTCTATAGCACTTAAACAATCAAATTCACCTTCTGTTATTAATAAAGGCTCTGATATATTCACCTTATCCATATTGAATAAAGTATTTACATTAGTACCTTCTTCAAATTTCATTTTAGGATTAGCATTTTTGGAAGTAAATCTATACTTATTACATAAATGTTCTCCTAATTCATTTCTATATTCAAAACATACACTATTTCCATCTTTATTGTTAAAATTCCCCTTAACTCCAACATAATCTAATGTAGCTTTTGATATGCTTCTTTTATTGCAATAATTTAATATTGCATCATTATAACTCTTGTGCTTTGTAGGAGGTTTTTTAGGTTTTCTATCTGACTCGTTGATAGTTACATCTATATTTAAATTAAAATCTCTTACAATGGATTTTGCAGCCTCTAGGAATGATAACTTATAGTATTGTTGATAATGATTAAATATGTCATAGCTTTGACCACATGAAAAACATTTGAATTTTTTCTTTTTAACATCAAAACTCATGCTTGGATTACTTTCAGAATGTAAAAAACATAAACATTTATTATTTTTAAATTTTAATCCTAAATCAGTAGCTATTTTATTTTTAACTTGTTCAGCATCTATATATTTTTTTATATCATCAATTATATTTTTCAAATTCATACACCCCAACCCCCAATTTCAACTTCTTGAGTATATTTATTTACTTGTTTGCATATACTAGGATTAACTTTAATATTTTTATTTTCAGCACCTATTGCAGTAGGTGTTTTTTTGTTATCTTTATTTATCCATTGCCTCAATGTTAAATAATGATTTTTATATCCTAAATACTTTTTTTTCTTGTTAGCTATCCCTACTTCCAAACTTAGCATTTTATCATGTATTAATTCGCTATCACCTTTCGCTAACTCAATTAACTTGGTATACTCTTCTTCTGTTACTTTTACTAAGCTTAAATCTATAAAAGATAAATCTTTGTATATTTGTTTCTTTTTATTATTAATATTTGTTTTAGTATTTGTTTTAGTATTTATTGTGTTGGGTTTTTCATACACCTCCAGTTGGGTTTTTCCTACTGGTGTAGTTGGGTTTTTCACACTACTTATTTTTTCAGTAGTATTGTTTTTCACAACACCTTTAACATAATACCTATTCCCAACCCCTTTAATAGTTTCTTTTCTTAAATATCCTAAATTTTCTAGTTCTTTTATAGCTTTTATAAGTGTATTCTTATCTTTTATGCAACAATCTCGCATCAAATCACTATGACTTGGATAAGAGTATCCCTTTTCTTTGTTATGATAACTTAATATAGATATTAAGACTATTTTCGGTGTAGCTTTTAAATCTGCTCTAATTATTTCATTATCTACAATTGTATAACTCATTTACTCCCCCCTATTAATTTAATAAATCATCATAAGTTACTTCAAACAATTCTTTTAATAATTTTATCTCCTCTATTGTAAAAGCCCTTTTCCCTAATTCTTTATTACTATAACTATTTTGTTTTATATTCAAAATATTAGCAATTTCAGTTTGTGTATATCCATTTAAAAGTCTATATTCTTTTACCTTCATAAAATCACCTCTTTAGAAATAAATTACAATTTTATAAGCTCAGAACCACTTAACCAACTTACCTTATCGCTTTCAAATAGAACTTTGTAAACTATTTTGCCTTTGTGTGGCTTCATTTCTATTATAACCCCTTCCCTGTGAATACTTTTATTATGTAAATTAACTTCAACTTTATCCCCTAAATTAAACATTCAAACCCTCTCCTTTATTTATTTTAGCTTTATTAATATTGTATCTCAAAATATGATACTTTGAATTATTTAATGTTCGTTTTTTTGCGACAAAAAAAGACTATATTTCTATAGTCCTTTTAATTAATTTTGTTAAAAACTTTATTTTAATTGATTTAATGAATTATTTTATTTCAACATTTTCTTCACCATACAAATCACATAACTCAAAATATTTTTTAAAAACATTATACCCTTTAAAAACAAACTTTCCGTTTACATATATACTAAATTCTTTCATATCAATCACCCCTTATATTATTATCCACATTTCACTTATTGTTCTTTTTAAATCTAAAAAACAATCCTCGCAAAATAACAATCCAGTTTTAGAATATCCTCCTGTTACAGAATATCTATAATCAATATCTTCTTTAAGCACCTTACCACAGTTATTGCATTTAACATCTCTGACACATTTTAATTTTCCTATTTTCATAACTACCTCCTAACCTCTTAAAAGTTTTTTTAATTAAATCTTATCCTTAATCTTGATATAAGTTTCTTTTGCTTGTGTTAAAGCATCTTCCCTATTATCAAATTCCATTATTGCATCTCCTTGAGATATAAAAACTTCTTCGTTATTTATATATAAAACTGGACTATAAACATTTTTTATAATGTTCATATCTTCATCAACAATAGTTCTATATTTTAATCCATATTTTCTCACGATTCTCTCTCCAATTTCCTTTAAAATTTTAATTTTAACTAAATTTTTTTTAAATATTCTCTAGCTTCATAATACAAAATATCATTTATAATTCTGGCACTGTCTTTCTTATCACAATAAACTAGATTAACATTATATCTAACTAATAAACTTTCTAACATAGCAACAAAGCTTGACGGGTTTACTTTAGAAGCTTTATCGTATCTGAAATGTTTACTAGAATAAATTTTACTGTATAAGTCAGACTGTTCGACTAATAAATAAATCTTTATCCCTTGCTCATACCCACGCTTTAACTCACGCTCAAATCTATTAAGTCCTTCACTATCTTTACTATCTTTATCAAACAAGTTTGAACAAAGTTCATTAAGTCCTTGTTTTCTTTCTATTACAACCTTATCTTTGAAGTTAATTTGTTCTCCACTTGGTAGTTGCACACATATAGTAAAATCTCCAGTTTTTAAGCCTTTATCTTGCTTATAATAAGCTACTGGATTACTATATTTACTCTTGATACCCCTATACATATCGTGGTGGCTAGGTTTAAGCTCAAAGCCTTCTTCAAATTTAGTTAGTATGTGATTTATAGACTTTTCTCTGCTATCTACAATAACCTTATAAGCACACTTTTTTATATCAATTCCTTTTTTCTCCCCCATTTTATGCCCCCTTAATTATTTCTGTAAAAGCTTATAGCTTTATATATTAAATACATCACAAATAAATCAAATCCTGCTACCATCAAAATTAAATCATTAAATAAATTCATACCTTCCCCCTATACTGAAAAATAAGGACAATTAAGCCCCTACTTTTTTAGCTTCAAGTCCTTCTAATTTAGCTTTTAATGTCATATAATCTTTCATTGATATATCTATTACATTATTCTTATAGTCCCTTTTAGAAGCTTTTTCAACCATATCATCACTATAGCCTTTATCGTTAGCTATTTTATAAAGTGCTTTTACCATAGCTTCTGTAACTTCTCTTTTTACTTGTTTTACTTGCTTAGTTTTATCTCCAAATCTAAAACATTCTTTACCTTTACTATCAACTATAACTAGCATATTTATTTCTCTATCATCATTGTAGCCTATTTCTTTAACTTCAAATTTTTCGTACTTACTATAACCCATTGAAGCTGGAATCCATATAAAAGGCGAAGTATATAATTCCCTTCCTATACCTAGATTAAAACACGCTCTTTTAAAACTGTCTGATACTTGCCCTTTTTCTTTTTCTGTATTACTTTCAGTTCCTACATCTTGCTTACTTATCCAGCAATTCCTTTTTTCGCTCCACACTTTTACTGTGCAAAATAATTTACCGTCTATAAGCTGGTGCTCTCTTTCCCAACCGTCAAACCCAAATACTTCATCAAGTATTCTCATATCAACCCTAGCATCTTTGTAAAGCAATAAGCTAATTCCCTTCCCTTCTTTAAAAGTCCCTATTCTACACTCTATTTCATTAGCTTTTAGTAATCTTATCTCCATTCCTATTTACCTTCCTTTATCTTCTTATATTGTATTAAGTGAAAAAATCTTTTATCTGCTTTTACTCCAAATTCCTTTATAAACTCTTGTAATATAACTATACTCATTTTATTGTACTCCCCTTATTTATTCTCTTTGTAATATTCTAAATCCTTCAAAATATCCTCTATTTTAGCTTGTAAGCCCTCTAAAAAGTAATCTTTGTTTCTATATTCATTGTAAGATTTTTTGTGCTTCTTATCAGCTTCTATACCTTCAAAATTAGTCCATATGTTTTTAGCTTCTTTCAAATAAATATTTTGAAGCTTTACTCTTTCATTTTTTATAAATTCTAATTCCTCCATTTTATCCCCTCCTTTAAATGTCTTTTCACCTCTTAAGGGCTAGTATTGAGTGTTCCCAACCTAGCCCCATTAATTTATATTGAATGTCCCATATTTTCTATTATTCTTTCTATCTCTTCTCTTTCCTCTTCATTATCCCAATAAAAACTTATATCTGAAAATAATTCTTTAACCTTTTTACAATCTTCACACTTGCAAGTTTCCCAATACCCTTCACACATATTACATACCTCCTTTTAAATCTCTTTCATTCATTCTCTCATATTCCTCTAATTCAAAATCTTCATAGTCTAGGGGAATTTCCTCTACTCCCTCAAGACTTTCCATTTCTTTTATAAAAGCTTCACTATCAAACTTATACATAAGCTTCAACCCCTTCATTATTTACTATTGTGTAAAAACATCCACTTTCTATAAGTTCTAAAGTAGTTAATCTACCTTCTAGATAACTAATTTCTTTTTCATAGAAATCAATTTTCCCACTAAGTGCATAATCACTGCATTTCCCTTCTATGAATTTATTTTTCATTTTATCAACTTCTCTTCTTTTCTCTTGTAACTCGTTGTATACTTCTTCTTTGAATCTTTCATCTATTTTTATTTTCATTTCCAATACCTCCAAATTTTATTTTATCTTTCCCTTTTCTATATTTATATTATATCACATTTGTATCGAAACGATACATTATTTTTAAAAATTTATTGAGAAATTATCGACAAACTTCTCAATCTTTTGCTTTTATAAATCTATATTCAGAACTTCTTTTACCTTGTCTTTCTCTAACTTGGTAAATCTAACTCCCCTATGAAGCTTTCTGTATAAGCTATTTCTAGTAATTCCAAGAACATCTTCTGCAAATTCTTGCAATGTATATTTTTCTTTTATCTTTATTTCTAGCAATTCTAAATTATCCATTTTAACTGCTCTACCTCCAAGTTTCCTAGCTCAACTTTTTCTTTTTCTATTTTTAGATCTTCTTTATTTGTGTATTTTATATTCATATAATCTAAAACTTCTTTAAATCCTAAATTATTGATTATGTGATTATGAAGTTTTGGGTGAGTTTGTTCTAGTCTTAAATATCTATTATCTTCGTCGCTTCGCCACATACTACATCCATATCCACACGCTACACATCCAGTACGAGTTTCACCAGTAGTTCTATATTTTCCATCCTCTAATATAACTTCACCATATACAGAAGCTATTTCTAAATTAAATTTATAAATATACTCCAATACATCTTGTTCAGTCCAAAAGCCCAAAGGTTGACATTTACCACCTTTAAAATTATTACACCCAGTTTGCAAATATGCACTTTCTCTCATTTTGCTCTCGCTTGCTTGAGTTCCTATTATAGGCTTTTTACCACTTTGTTTCTCATAATCTTGCATAGGATATTTTTTTAAATAATTGCAGCACTTTTCACTTATTTTGAAAGGTGCATCTATCAAATATCTATGTTTATGAGCTATCTTAAAACTATTATTTTTTATAGTAGTTAAATTCCCATCTTTATCAAGTGCATAATCTGAAAGGTAAAGTTTTCTGCTCTTGGAATTTCTTTCGGTAGGGTTTTGGCAATCTCTTATCATTCTACTTGTTTTTTTGCTTATTATAGGGTAACCCTCTTCTTTCAATACTTTAGCAAAAGATTTTCTAGGCTTTACCCATTTAATATTTTCTTGCTTTCTTACAAATTGTACTATCTCAGGAAATTCATTTCCAGTATTAGCAAACACTCCTTCTATATTAGGATATAAGTTTCTTACTATATGGAGTAATACTGTACTATCTTTTCCCCCACTAAAAGCCACATATACTCCGTCTGTTCCATACTCGCTCACCCATTCTCTGATCCTTTGTTGAGTTTTCATTATTTTTAATTCTAAAGGATAGTTCTGCATTAATCTTAATTCATTTATATCCATTTATTCTCCCCCCATTCATAACTTATATAATTATTATATCATAATTGTATCGAAAAGATACAAAAAAATAAAAAAATATACCTCCAATTTTAGGAAGTACATTTTTAAGTCAATAGAATTTTACAAAATTTCAAGGTAAAAGTGTTATACCCCATTTAAATTTATTTTAATACTACATATGGTAATATAATTATAACACATAATTAAAGATATTTCTCTAAGATGGAATAAATTTTTTCTAATTCTAATTTACTAAAATGAATTTCACCTTTTAATTTCCTTCTTAAACTGTTATATGTTATATCTAACTGTGCAGCTATCCACTTCTTTTTTAATCCACTTTTCTTTATAGCTTCATTTATTTTCTCGTTCATGTTTCACCTCAAGCTATCAACTGAAATATTGCATATATTAAAGCAATTATTAATATATAAGTTAAGCAGCCCCAGTAAGGAGTGCTATTTTCAACTTGCTTTTTGAGCACTTGATAAGTTTTCCATTCTTTTTCATCTAGCTGAATTGTTGGCTTATCTCTTGATTGACCTAATTTATTATACTTAGGAGAATATTTTGTTATATAATAAGTTTCATAAATTAAAGCATCACTTTCAGTCTTATACTTTTGATACTCTATTACTGCTACAGATTTATAACAATCTTTATCAAGATGACCTTTACCACCAAAATGTTGTGCCATTCTTTTGTTTATATCTACAGTTTTACCAACATAAATTACGTTATTATTAATATCTTTAAACCTATAGCAATATGAAACCATTTTAAGCCTCCTATTTACAGTCTTTTAATAATTTATCTATTAAATCTTCTTCTATAAAATAACTTTGAACTTCTGTAACTCCATTTTTATTTTTAACTTTACATCTTCCTACGTCTTTTATATCTTGTAAATTATGCCCCTTGCCTATAATAGTATTGCTATCAGTTTCATCATTAGTTCTAAGTCCTATAACTTGTGGGCAATTCATTTTGCATTTACCTATGGTGTCTTTTGTAGCATCTTGTAAGCATAATATAAAATAACATCCATACTTTCTTCCTACACACATTATATCGTGAAGCTTATCTTTACATTTACTATTTCTAGTCAATAATACAACTTCATCTATTACAAATACAAGGTAACTCATTTTTGTATCATGCTTTTGATTATAACTTACTACATTTCTGCACCCTGCATCATTTAATATTTTTGATCTTTCTTTAAACTTCTTTTCTAACCATTCAACTTGCTCTAAAAACTTACCACAAGTAGTAGACATTCCTCTAAAATGCTTATGATTTCTGAAATAATACACATCAGATTCAGCCATATCACAACCTAAGAAAACTAATTCTTTTTCAGTATAAGTAAGCATTAAGCTTGTAATCAATACATTTACAATATTAGATTTTCCTGCCCCAGTCATGCCACCTATTAATAAGCTACCGTCCAACATATCTATCTTAAAGTCATTACCTTCTAAATCTTTACCTAAATAAAAGCTAAGTCCTTCCTTTTCTCCTTCTTTGAATTGATATTTTATAGTATTATCAACTTTATACTCATTAAAAGCTTCTGTAGGCATATATTCATATTTAATTATATTATCAATACCTATACTTTCTTGTTCTTTTTCTTGTTCTGAATATAATACCTCTACATATATATTTTTATAATCAACTATCTTAAAATTTATAGGTCTTTCAACTATATTTTCAATTACTTCTCTATAATCTTCTAAATTATTTATTGTAACTTCTCCATGTCTTTTAAGTCTTAATTTAAACTTATACAAAACTTCATTATCATATACATTTATAACATCTAACTGCTTAACATCTATAAAACTATGCAAATTTGGATAGTCGGCTATATTAAATTTATCACAAATCAAATTAATAATTTTTTCTTTTGCATTATTTAAAAAAGAATATTTACCTAAATTTATTATCATAGCTAACCCCCTTCAAATCTGCTACAATATAAGAAAAATATATTATAAAGAATTTATATAAAAATGATAAAAATATTAGTAGTAATAGTAGTAGGTGAGGATAATTCCCCACCTTATTTTTTTACTTATAGGTTTTAAAGAAATTACCACATCTGATACATCTACATAGATAATAAGTTTCAGTTTCTGATATTATTTCATACTCATAACATTCATAACAACCTTTATCCCAATTCATATTAATCCCCCTATATTAAAGCTACTATAATAGCTATATATCCTAAATAAGTAACTGCAACAATACCCATTAGAAACTTCCTTTCTTTTTAGCCACTTCAAATCCTCCACAAGCTTCAACAACTTGAAATTTATAATCATTGATTAATATATCCTTTAAACTGTAAAAGTCATTCTCTGTGCCTTCTGAAGCTTCTTGGCATATATTTTTAAAATCTCTATAGCTCATGTTATCATTGTGAGTTAATATAGCCAAAACTTCGTTTTTGCTTTCTAAAGTATATATTTTCATAATTAATCCCCCTCATATCTTATATAACGTTTTGTTACTTTATTATATGTATAAGTTATGAAAATGATACATAAGTTTATAAAAATAAAAAAGCTATAGAAAATTAATCCTATAGCTTATTACACACATTACTTATACATCCAATTATCCATACATCTCAATTCATCATTAACATCATCTAAATACAAGAACTTTAAATCATTTTCTTTCATATAATCTTGCATTTGAGGCAATATATTTTCATCCTCATAAATACTTTTATTTCCATGTATTATTTCTACAAAGTCTACTCTACCATTTATTCTAAAATAAATTCTATAACCATATTTTTTAGTTTTCATAACTTCCTCCTAGTTTCATTAAAAATTTTATTTTAACCGAAATTAAATCCGTTTTTAATGTTAAATTTTTTATTTAAGTCGTCGCAAGTATAATCAAATAAAGTATCGAATTTATCTTTATTATTTTCAATATATTCATATGCTAATTTGTAACCTTTATCCTTACTTTTGAATAAATATGTATCGCAATCATAACATCTAACTTCACAACCCATAAATCCATTTGTTTCCTCATTTACATAATGAATTACAACTATATTTTTATGCTTACACATATTAACATCTCCTTAAGAACTTTATTTTAAAGACTTTTATTCATGATTAATTTTATTATAAATACTCATAACATCTTTACCATCAATAAATCTCATAACATTGGTTGTTACTAAGGTTATTACTAATTCTTTTTCTTCATTAAATTTCATTTTATTACATTTGAACATTATTTCATTATCTTCAGAAACATAAATATTTAAAACCTTATACATTTCCAAATCTTGTTTACAATAGTCAAATACTTGAACAATACAACCTATTTTTATATCTTTGATATCCATAATTTCCTCCTAATCTCTTTAAAAGTTTTATTTTAATGAATTTTCTCTATAATAAGGTTCATTAATTCTTTTACAATTTTTATCTAGTCCAGCCTTAATTATTTTCCCACATTCTCTACACATTCTCCAACTTCTACATCCGAATTGATTTATGGCATCTCCACCAAAATTAGTTATTGTATATGTATATGTATGTTTACAAAGCAATCTCTTAATAAATTTCATATTTACCTCCTTTGGTACCGAAATCAATGTCGGTACCAAACTTCCCTTAAAATTTTGATTTTATTTAAATTTAAAACGGCAATAATAAATCTATTAACTTTTCTTTATGCTCCTTACAAAGATATACTCTATTCCCTAAATCATGTGGCTTAGTATCTTCTGTAAAATCTATAAGTATAATACTATCATTATCACAACATTCGCATATATGTTTATTATCATCAAATATTCTAATCATCACATCTTCCGTTACCAAAAATCTATAAAAATATATAAATTAAAGATTTTCGTTTCTTTTCTACTTCACAGTGTCCGATTTCGCCTTAGCTACTTTCGTTTGATATAACACTCCATAGACTTTGTACCTATTGGTGTGGGTTGTAACGAATACCCAAATTAGAATATCTTTAAAGTGATATTTCTAACCCATAATTAACTAAATTTTGACTAGCATTTTTATCTCTATCAAATATAGAATTACAATTATCACATTTATAAACTCTATCTGATAGCTTTAAATCTTTTTTGATATTGCCACAACAACTACACATTTTACTTGAAGGATAAAATGTTGGAACTTGAACGAATTTAATACCATTCCATTCACATTTATATCTCATTTGTTCTATGAATGTGTAAAAACCTTGTTGTTGAATTGATTTAGCTAAATGTCTATTTTTCATCATATTAGATACTTTCAAATCCTCCATTACTATCATAGACGGTTTGATTTTCACTATCTTAGTAGTAGCTTGATGAATATGATTTAATCTAATATTTTTAAGTTTTCTATGAAGTTTTTTAATCTTTAATTCAAGTTTTGCAATGTTCTTAGTTTTTTGGTAATATCCCCCTATCTTATTATTTTCATATTTTCTTGAACATTGTCTTTGCAATCTCTTTAATTTCTTTTCTAAATCTATAACTTTTTTAGTTTTATTGATATTAGGTATATCTAGACCTTCCTCGTTAACTATTGCTAACTGCTTAATTCCTAAATCTATTCCTAACACTTTATCAGTTAATTCAATATACTCATTTTCAATATCTATACTAAATGTAAGTACCCAACATCTACCATTAAAAGTAACATTAGGATTAGAGAATTTAGCTACATTAGTAAAATCTATATCATAACTTGATTTACATTCAACCTTACCTATTTTTTCTAAGTTTACAGTATCATTTTCATAGAATTTTATTTTGTCATATCTACTATAAAAAGTATTATTATGTGTTTTCTTACTTTTAAATTTAGGTAGTTTAGCTTTTTTCTTATAAAAATTAGTATAAGCCTTATCTAAATTTCTAATAGCTTCTTTCAATGTAGCATTTGAAACTTCATTAAGCCATTTTACCTCTTTTTTATATTGAGTTAGTATTTTTCCTAATTCAGTTGCACTATACTTTTTACCTTCTTGTTTGTATAATTCATTATTTAAAGCTAATGCCCAATTATAAACATATCTCTGACAACCTATATGCTTTCGCATTAGTTCTTCTTGTTCTTTAGTTGGATATAATCTTATTGTAAAACCCTTTATTTTTATCACCTCACTTTCTTAATTTAATTATAACACAAACTTAAAGCACTTGCAAGTAGTTACTTGATGTAGTATGATTAAATTGAGGTGATTATAAATGAGTGATAAATATAAATTAAAAACTAGAACAAGAATATCAAATGCAATTGATACTAAACTTTGGGAACAACTACAACAATATTCAAAGGAAAGTATGATACCTATATCTAAGTTATTAGATAAGGCTATATATGAATTATTAGAATCTACTAAAAAATAGTAGGTTCTTTTATATTTTTATAGATTTATTTTAACTGTTGCTATCCCCCTATAATTTTAATCTGTATTTATATTTATGCCTACCAAAGACACCTTCTGTAGTTCTGTTAAGTTCCTTAGCTATATCTTCATAAGTAAATCCCCTACTCAATCTATCAAGCATTATATTATCTTCATACTCTGACCAAGCTTTATTGTATTTATTAGTCTTAAACTTATCAGCTTCAACTTTTTCTAAATACCATTTTTCATTGCTAAAAATATTTATAGTTAGATTTTTTGTATGCCATAAATCTTGATTTTCTTTTAGAAACTTTTTAAGTTGAACTTCATCAAGCATATAAGGCTTTTGCTTAGTTCTTGCTCTCATACACTTAAAATTAGTCTTAACAATTCTTTTCCTTATAGTATCTTTGTTTATCCCAGTTATATGTTGAATTTCTAATAAAGTGTACCATTGAGCTTGATGCCCTAATCTTAAAGTGTTATATGCTCTTTCTTCTACTGCTCTTTTAGTCCTACCTAGTCTTTTACATAAATTATCTATTTTAATTTTTCCCCAATTCTCAACTAGAAAATTATCTTCTTCTTTAGTCCATTTTTTCCTTGTTCTTTTAGCTTCCGTATTCAATTTTATCCCCTCTTATTTTGATATTTTATCCCTTGTTATATTTACATCAAGAGAAGCTTAAAACCTCTCTCAATGCCTTTTAAATTCGTTTTTATTATATGCCGTACTTATCTAATATATTGCATAAATCAATGTACCATTTAGGCAAATCACTTTCTTCTAGCTCATACTTATATAAATCTATTTCATTTGGATATACTTTTTTATATAGTTGTGAATAACAAGATTGCATAACTTCATCAAATACTTCTTTTATATGGAATTTACTATCTTCGTAAAATAATAAGTAAACATCTCTAGCATCAATATTATTTATACAACTAGCAGTTTTAATTAAAGATTTCAAAATCACACTTAGTCTATTAGCTTCATCTATAATATCTTTGTTACTAGCTTTAGATAAATTTATTTCAATGTGATCATCTACAAAAGTTTCAAGATCAAGCATATAATCAAAGTAATGTTGCTTAATCTTTTCAAGTGCAGTTGTATTTTCTACTGTTTCGCAATAAGTTTTAAATTCATTTATAAAATTTTCCATATTTAAATATCTCCTTTAGTTATCAAATTAACCTACAAAGTTTCTTCCCCATTTTTCTCGAATCTTTTGCTCAATTTCTTCATCTGTCATATCAGATACACTTTTTAATTTTCCATCTACAATAACTTTACTATCGGCCATAAATAAAGTTCCTTGTTTTTTAATCACATTATCATTATTTCTATTCCCGTACTTATAAGCCATTCTTAATGATTTAATACCATGAGAATTATTTTTCTCGCATATACTTAAAGCTTCTTTTAATTTATCTATATCAGTAAATTCTTCTTCACAATCTTTTAAATCTTGCTTTCTAATATTTACACAACTTTTATTTATAATTTTCACTACTTCACTTTCTACTTTTTTACATTGATTTTTTTCATCAAATGAAGTATTATTTATATCAGAATTGCATATACTTTTATTAGGTTTGATTTCTTCGGCTTCTACTTGTGGCAAAGTAGGGGCTTTTTTATTTTTCATATCTTCATCATCTTCCGTTATGCTTGGAAGAAGTGAATATAATTTTTCAGTAGGGGCAAAATAAGATTTAGTGCCTTCTGCATCTTTTTTAGTATATCTTTTAAATATTCCTATAAATTTAGATTTCATCTTTTTCTTTCTGCTACTTTCTTTCATTGAGTTAAGCCTTTCTTCCCAATCACTTGGTTTTTCTCCTAAATCATAAATTAACATATCGCTTATAGCTTGTTTTTTAACTCCTAATATTTCTAAATCTGTAGCTACTTTTTCATATTTTACCCAATAATAAAATTCACCATTTACAAGCACCTTTTCCATCTTGTTACTATTTATAAAGTTTAATAAATATCTTATAACTAAGCTTTCATCATGGCTTATTTTTTCCTCTTTCAATCTGCTACTTAAAAAACCGTGTATATATTTCATTTAGTTATCCCCCTTTATTACTTTACTATTCCTTTTACATTAAGTTTCTCTATATTTGATTTATTAAGCTTAAATAAAACAACAGTTCCAAATTCTCTACCCTTTTTTAAGATTTCCCTTGTTATAAATTTCTTCATACCTTCTTTATCTAACATTCTTCTAAGTTTAACAGAATTAGCTTCATAACTTTTACTGTTAAATATTATAGACAAATCATTTATTATTCTACTATATGCAAACTCAAATTCTTCACCTAATTTTTCTTTTTCTGATATTAAAGATAAGTAACTTATAAGAGTTATATCTTTTACATCAATATTATTACTTATAGCCATTTCAAAATTGATATTCATTTTTAACCTCCTTATTTGTTTGTTAATATTATTATACACTATCAAATAAAATATGTAAATGTTTTTTATTAAAAGTTATTTTTTTATTATATATATATATATCTATAATAACTTCACTATAATAACTTATCTATCTTTGTTCAATTCCACGGAATGTACCCCGTCAATTCCACGGAATGTACCCCGTCAATTCCACGGAATGTGTGGGTATTATATTTTCACTTATACCGTCAATTCCACGGAACGTGTGCAGTATTTTCAACGGTTTAAGCTATAAACAATATTTGTGGATTATGTGGATATTGTGGATAAACTCATATACAATATAATTGGAATAATTTTACAAGAACCTAGTAGAGTTAAGCAACTCATACCACAAAGGAGAAAATATGAAAATAAAATTACTTGAAAATGATAAAATAATAGAAGTACCAAACTATTGGAAATGGCATTTAGTAGAAGGTAAAAAAGTTATAATTGACCAAAACAAAGAAATAATTGCAATAGTAATAGAAGAATAATTAAAAAAAGTTTATAAATATAGTTGACTTTTGTTAGTTACTAACATATAATTAAAGTATAATAATTAATAAATAAGGAGGATATAAAAATGAGAAATGTTATGAAGAAAGCACATGAAATAACTAAAAAAATAATAAGAAAAGGTGATAGCTATAAAGCAACTTTCAGATTAGCATTATCATTAGCACATTCTCTAATAAGAAAAGGAGAAAATAAAATGATAGAATATAGAACAAGTAGAGGAACAGATGTTAAAGTTGAAATGGGAGAAGGAAGAACAGTAAAAACTTTAATAATGAACGGAAAAGAAATATTAGTTAATAACAGACATTCAAGTAATTGTTTTTTAATAAATAGATATATATACATAGCTGACAGAAAAGCAAATAAAAAACTTGGAGCAACTAAAGATGCAAGAGTAGAAACAAATAGTGAATTACAAGCTATATTCAAAAAAGAAGAAGAAAAAGAACTTAAAAGACTTAACAGAAGAATAGAAGCTATAAAAGAAGTTTATGCTAATCACTTAAGCTTTGAGCAACATTTAAACGATATAAATGCAATATAGAAATAAAAACAATAATATAAGTATTGACAGTTAGGTACTAACGAGATATAATATAATTAAGGAAGTTAAATAAAAGAGAAAAGGAAGGTATTAAGAATGAGAGAATACAATGTTTATTACAGAAAAAGAGGAAATAAAGTTGGGGAAGAATTCAACTGCACAGTAACTTGTAACACTAAAGAAGAAGCTAGAGAAAATTTTGAACAATGGGATAATCAAAATAAAGAATGGACTATAACAAGAATAGAAAGAGTTTAATACAAAAGTGGTGGCTCACTATAAAAAGCCTTTACTGATTAGATAGGAGGGACTATGGAAACAATTAGAAATATAAGCATACAGAAGGTTAAAGATAGACCAAACTCTTACATTTACAAATTAAGTTTGCCAAGTTGGGTTATTGAAACGTTAGGTATTAGCATAGAAGATAGACAAATAAAAATAACTGAATCAGAAGGAAAGATAGTTATTGAGAAAGATAAAATATAATTTTTATTTAAGGAGAAAGAGATGAAAAAAATATTATGTGATGATACAACTTGTATTCATAATGAAGATGTAAAAATTAATGGAGCACCAGTCCTAGTGTGTAAAAGATGTGATACCATGATAATTAATACTTATAGAGATTCTTGTAGGGGATATGAGAAAATTGAAGATTATTTAAAAAGAATAAATTATGAATAAATAATTCTTTTATTTAGATTTTAGGAGATATTATGTGGAAAGAAAGATGTAGTAAGTGTGGAAGTAGTTTGAGGTTTGTAGGATTTATAAAAACTGGCGGACTCTTCGGATTCTTTGATGCTTGGCATACAGCTTGGAAGTGCAAGAATAATTGTAAATGAAATATAAACAAAATCAAAATTTTAAAGGAAGCGAACTTATGAAATTTATATTAGATTTAAGGAGGAAATAAAGAAATATGGAAAAGATACAATGTTTAAATTGCAAGAAAATAATAGCTATAAAAGAACTCAAAAAAGGGCTTGACGTAAATTGTGAATGTGGTTGTCAACAAAGATGTTTAGATACAGACGAACACATTTCAAGGTGGAAAGTAATAAATCCATTTAGTTTTGAAGATAAGAGAAGTAAATAACATAAAATAGTTTTATTCAGAAAGGAGAATGTAATGGATATAGTGAATACAGAGTGTGGTAAGTGTTGTTATGTACAATGTGGTATGGATGCGGATAAAGAAAAAGAATGTCATTGTGACAATCAAGAAGGTCATAATTGTTATAGCTGTAAATGTAAAAGTATGTGTTTTTAGTGAAATATAATTTTTATTTAATAAGGAGGTTGAAGGTATGTGCAAATTAGATAAAGATGAACTTTGCAATGAAATTTATAAATTTAAAAGATTAAGGGATGAAGAAATAAGACCGATACAAGAAGAGTACCAAGAATATATTGATGATACAATATTTCAAAAACTTCCCTTCCAATATGGAGATATTATAAAAGATAAATTAAATAACCAAATTAGATATTTTATATATAAAGGTATTAAAAAAGAATATATGGTCTTATATGGTTGCAATGAAAAGGGCATTGAAAATAATGAGGATAGACAATATCATTGGAGTGTTTATGAGGAATTTGAAATCCATAGGGAAATTGAATAAAATAATTCTTTTATTGGAGGAAGGTATGGAAGTTTTAGGTAAGATTTTATTAGATAGTGAAGGCTATGTTTGTATAAGATGGGAAGATGAAATTGGTAAATTAGTATCTGAACATGAACTACAAGAAAGAGCAGGAGAAATATGTGATTTAATATGTGAAGATATATTAGATAAAATATATGAATAAAAATATCATTTTATTTAAACATTTTAATGTATAAATATATTCAGATATGCCCATAATACCTTTTAAATTAGATTTTAAAGGGTGGTCGGTTATATGTTTAATATATTTAATCAAGATAAGGAAGAAAAAGGCTCATACTGGGAAAGAAATCACCAAGACAATTTTTATAGTCATAGTAGTTATAATAATAATTTCCAATATTGTAGATCTTGTGGTAAGCATCAAAGATTTGAATATGATAGATGTTGCGTATGCAAGTCAAACTAAAATAGCCTATACAGAAAAGTATAAGCCATTAAAATATAGGAATTTAATTTTGTTTGGATGTAATGATTTCTTGTGGAATTTCAAAAATCTAGACAATAATTATAAACTTATTGTACAAATTAATTATACTTTTTTATAATAAAATTTGTCAATATTTTATTGAACATGAAGGAATTTAATCGTATTTATAGAATTATATATATGTACTAAAATTTAGCTATGTTTTAGTATCTCCTTTCTTTTATTATTAATTATATCGTCAATAAAGAAGATTGCTTTTAAGCAGTCTTTTTTATTTGCCTAATTTCAAACATAAAAAAAGAAGCCCAAATCCCCATAGCTTCCCTTTTTACTGAATTTATATGGTTGTTTGTTGATATTGAAATCTTTAGCCGATTAACTGTTGAATTTATACTCTACAACTCGAGTATTGCAAATTAAAGTTGGATATATTTATATTGTAGCAAGTAAAAAAAGCTATCGCAACAAAACAATAGCTTTTTTCTAACTAAAATTACAAAACAATTACAAAACTTTAAAAATAAAAAACATAAAAAATACAAGATTAAAATAAAGATAATATATTCTTACTTTGTGTAATGTTATTTTTAAAAAACTATCATTAGTTTTTATTATATTATACCATATTTTAACAATAAAATAAACATTATCTAGGAATTAAGTATGTATCTTTGTAGCCTTTACTTATTAGTTCTTCTTGCATTTTTTTAGCTGAATCATATTCACAAGCAGTTACACAAACTGCATATAGTTTTTTATCAGTAGATGAAGCACTAGAATTACTATTTTCAACTATAGTTTGATTTGCTATACCTTCTGCTATTAATTTAGCTATCTTTTTCCTATTAGATGTATATTTATCAGTATCACTTTTATTAGACACAAAGCAAGTTTCTATTAATATTGCAGGGGATTTAGTTAATCTTAACCAACCTAAATCACGCTTTAAATCATTTATATCATGCTTTATTTTCCTATCTTTAAATTCAGTTTTTAACTTATCTTGAACTTTTTGAGCAAATACTTTTCCTTTACTACTTCTGTATATTACTTCTGTACCATTAGCAGCTGCATTATCTGAACTATTAAAGTGTATTTGAACAACTAAATCATAATTTTTAGAATTAGCTTTTTTAGCTTGTTTCTCTATATAATCACTTCCACTATTTACTTCATGATAATCTGCTTCATGACCTAGTTTTTTAAGATGTTCAACTATGAATTTAGCTAATACTCTATTTTCTTGACTTTCATTTATAAAACCAACTGCACCACTTCCAACTCCATTCAAAGTGTGTCCTGCGCTTACTAATACTCTCATTCTATACACCTACCTTCTCTTTTATATTTCTTATATCTTCTTTTATTGCCCCTAACTCATTATTGTTATTTTCTAATGCAATAGCAAATTTATCTAATTTACTATCGAATTTATCTATTGTATCTCTGTATAGTTCCCTATCTAGTTTATTATCTTCTCTTAAATTGTCTATGATTTTATTTATATCTTCTCTTGAAGCTTTATCCTTTTGCACAAAATAAACACCTAAAGCACATACACAAGCAACAGGAAAACCTAAGTTACTTATCATTTGTTCCACTCAATACACCACCCTTAAAATAAAAATAAAGCTAGAGAAATTAATTCCCTAGCCATAATAAAAAAAGAACTTATTTTATTAAGTCCTCTCTCCCCTCTGTTATTAATATTAAGTCTATATCCTCTTTATACTGTGGGAATTTTTCTATTGTTTGAGCATAAGATATTTTCCCTTTTAATATTTGCATAGCTAAATAAGTTACCATAAAAACACCACCTTTACATATTTAAAGAATTAAAAATTAATTCATTTACTGCATCTTGAGTTATTGATAATTCTTGTTTCAACTTCTCATTTTCGGCTTCTAAAATGGATATTTTATTTTCTAATATCTCATTTTCAGTTAATTCATATATTATTTCTTCGTCTGTAAAAATTAAATGCTTTTCTTCTAAATGATAAGCCATTTTTATAAGCGTCAAATGAGAATTATCTTTTATTAGTTGTTCTTTTTCTTCTTCTGTTTTAAAACTAAATTTATATTCCATTTTCAATACCTCCTTATGTAATTTTTATATCACAACTTAATGAACAATTAGTATTAAGTCCAGTTGATGTATTAACATTGTACATAAAAAAACCAAGCTTGTTATCACTCGGCATATAATCAAGGTCAATATCAATTGAAAATTCATATTTAAATGTCGGTATACTAATTTCGTGCAATACATTTTGTGAAGAATCACATATCGTAAAAGTAAAATTGGTGCTATTTACTGTCGAATGTGCCAATTTAAGACTTAGAGTGTATGTGCTTATTTTATCCCTTAGAATATCAAATATATTAAATTTATAATAAGTAGCATTGCTTAAATTGTACGAAGTACTTAATGGAGTTGAGAAGGTAGTAGAGTCAATTAAAAATGAATAGCCATAATCAAAATTGACAAAATCTATATTTTCAATTTTATCAATTAAATCTGTTATTCTTTCACTATCATTGCATTCTATTTCTTTTTCTTTCAAATTATTTGCAAGCTTAATATTAAGATAATTAATATCTCTATCAATATTTTCTATATGGTCTACAAACTCTTTTAAACTTGATGTAGTTGGGATAGGCTTCGTTATTTCTTTTATTTTATCAAATGTTATTGTTATAGTAGATTGAATACCATTACTGTTGTCGATTGCTATTATTTCTATTTTATGTTTACCATATTTTATATTATCCCATTGAGAAGTTAAATCTAAAACATATTCTGTTCCACTTACTTGGTTATCTAGTGTTCGTATTTGTGTTCCGTTTATCTTTTCAATAAGTGTATGAGTATCACCTAGTACAACATATTTAATACAGACTGGATTAAATATTTTACCTAAATCCTCACTATTAATAGAAAATTCACACCTTGGCAATAATTCTAATACGGGACTCCAACTATAATTAGTTGATGAATCGTTTATATTTAGCGTTGTATATGTAGATGAATTATTATAATATCCTACCAAAACAGCTTTTTCATCAAGTATGTCTTGTGTAAATCTGTACCTTCCTGCTAAATTTGAAAAATTCATTCCTTGTGGAATTAATAAATCAATTACCCACCTAGACCACTCTCCACCATATGAATTATCATCATTTAAACCAGTCATAGACCTACATATATATTTATCTTTACCTATAGTTATAGTTTTCCCAAATATAAGACCTTGTGAATTTAAAGTAGACCAACTTATATTTCTTTTAGGTAATGCTTGTGAAACTAGATATATTTTCCCATTTTCTAATATTTTACCCCAAGTAATATCGCCTGTAGAGTTAGAAGATCCACCAGTAAAATTGGTAAGTTCAATCAATTCTTCACAAGTTACAAGATTAGCAACTTGCCCTAAATATTCTGCCGACATTAAATCACCTCATTTCTGTTAAAATTTTATAACTTACTAATTAAAGAATTAGCTATTTCTATTCCTCTAATTCTTTGACCGTTTAACTCACTTTGCAGACTTAAAATACTTGTTTTATTCTCTAAAAGTGCATCTTCTACATTAGTAGCTTCAAACTTATTAGCAGAATCTGCAATACTTACTCTTTGAGCAGTTAATTCTAATCCGTCAACTTTTCCTTTTACTTCTTGAATAGCACTATCTATTTTATCCATATTTCTGTTATGGACTTCTATATCATAGTTTTCATTAAGTAAAGGCTTTTCAAGTTGTAAATTATCACTTGTTATAGCTCTTACTATTCCTTTTTCATTTTTTATATATTTTTTAGCCATTATTGACCACCTCTCAATTCACTTGAGTTTCTAATTTCATCATGAGTATAATTCGCTAATTGTTCATGAGTATAATTTGCTAAATTACTATGAGTATTGTAATTAAATTTGTAACTATGAGCTAAATGGCAAGGTTTGATTTCTTCAATAGTTTTATCAAGTTCTGCAAATGCTTTAGGCACTCCTATACTACCTACAAAGTCTATAACAAAGCTATAATCTGAATGATTGACTACTATTTCAACTATACCATTTGAATAGGCTTCACAAATATTTTTTATAACTTCAATGCTAGTAGTACCTCTTGACCTCATTTTAGCTTTTATATTTTCTCGTCTTGTTTGAGTATCATTATTATTTTTAGATATACCTAACATCTTTTCCCAATAATCAAGTCCATAGGTCGCACTATCTACAAAGAATTGTTCAAGTGTTTTTTCTACTTCATTATTGATTAAATCAGCTTCTACAGTAAAAGAATCTTGCATAGGTCTAGTAATATCATTATCATAAAAAGAAGGTAGTTTATTGATTAAACTCAACTAAACCACCTCGCTTAAAATTATTTCTGATATATTTATTATTTTATCTTCTGATATTGATATATTTATATTATTATCATTTATTGTGAAATTAGTTACATCTTCTACTCCTGCATGATTGACTAATAAGCCATACACTTTAGAATAAACTAATTCACTTGTAACATCTTTTAAATACTCGTTTAAAGAAGCTTCAAAGTCTAGCTTAACATCTTCTATGTCATATCCTTCTTTCAACTCAATAGAAACTTTTACAGACACGTTTAAAAGGCTCGGAGTAGTTACAGTCAATTGACATCCTATTGGCATATTTTCTTCTATATGAAGTTTACAGTTATTAATTATATCTCCTGATACTGATTTATTATCGTTACCTATTATCATAACTTTCACAGTACCGTTGCCATTCCATAGAGGATAGACTATTGCACGACCTACACCGTCAACTTCTAAAGCCCATTCCTCATAGTGTGCTTTATTTCCACTTGTACTTGGATTGTTTACAACTTTAACAAATCTTTTTCTTAGATCTTCATCACTTTCAATATCTACACCTTTTGAGAAATCAGCTTCATTTACTAATCTAGTTACTTTATCATTCTTTTCAACTAACTCAAATTCAGTATTAGCAAGTAAATTATATTTATATCCTGCTTCATTAGCTTCTACATATAAAATATTATCTGTTGGAAGTTCTATGTCATTTAATACTGTAAAATATAAATCATTAGCTTTTATAAGAGTACCATTTGTTATTATAGCCCCTTCTTTACCTTCGACTTTCATTTCTCCAGTAGCTTTTACACCTTCTTTTCTATATACCCCAAATTCTGAAACTCTTTTATCTAAGTAAGTATCAAAATTATCTTCTATAAAACCAAGTGATAATATATCACTCATATTTATATAAGCTTTTGCAAGTTCTTCTGCTAAGGCACTTACCATATTTGAAGTAAAGCTACCTTCCCTTTTATCTATATCTATATTTACATTATCAAGTATTCTTTGTTTTATAACCTCATATGTTTGATTACTAAACATTAAATAGTCACCTCACTTTCTCCATATATCGTAACTATTTTTATATCAGCACTTAATAAACTATCTTTAAAATTTATATCAGTTATTTCAACTTCTAAAATATAAGGATTAATTTCAAGTGCTTCTTTTATAAGTCTTTTAGCTTCTTCTTTAGTAAGTGATGGAGTATATGCTTTACCTATTAAATCAAGTAATTCGCTTCCATAATCCCAAGTATAAATAGAATAATTATAGCGTGGAGTTAATATAGCTTTATACACCCATACTTTTATAGCTTCATTACCTTCAACTATTTTAAAATCTCTATTTTGAATTATTGGAGTATTTCTTTTAAAGTCCCAAGCTATCTCCTTATACATTGGAAAGCTATTATCAACTTTTACTTCATCAGTATTGCTTATAAAAGGGAATAAACTCATATACTCACCACCTTATCTAAAATTATAAATTTATCATCAATTCTAAGTAATATAACTTTATCATTAACTTCTAATTTATCTTGTATATTAAACTTAATTTGGTGCCTATGGTTTCCATCTCCAGTAGTATCTCCACCATGAGAATGACCTTGATATTCAGTAAATAAATCTTCATTTCTATCTAGTAGCCATTTACTAATTAAAAAATCATCTTTATCTAAAACTAGATCATTAAGATTAACTTTTAAATTGGGCAATGGAGATATTACTTTAGCAATAAAAAAAGAAGCTTCAATTTTAGTAGCTTCACCCATAATCTCATATAAACTTAAAAATGGATCTTTCATATTAATAATACCTCCTTGCCCTTACAAATCTTGAAGAATAATAAGAATTGCTTAAACTATCATATTTTACTGGCTTGGATTTATTAGGAGCATGAATAAATTGACCATTACCAACATACATTCCAACATGACCAACTTCAGCACTTGTAGTTTTCCAAAATAGTAAATCCCCAGGTTGTAAGTTAGATTTACTAACTGCTTTACCACCTTTACTTTGTGCCAAAGAAGTACGAGGGATAGATATTCCAACTTTCTTATAGCAAAATTGAGATAACCCACTACAATCGAATGTATTTGGCCCTGTTGCCCCCCAAACATATTTTTTGCCAAGATGCTTTTTAGCTTCTGCAACTATCTTATCACCTATTGAATTCGATGAACTACTTGAATTACTTCCACTTGATGAATTATTAGAATTACTTGAACTACTGTTACTTGATGAAGCTGAACTATTTTCAGTTTGTTCATCTTGCCCTGCTGATACTTCATCCATGATGTTTTTAAAGTTCAATTCTAAATCTATAGTATATTTTCCACCTTCCCAAGTGTGAGTATCACTATCTATATAAAATAAACCTACTAAGCCAGTATATGTATCTTTAACTCGAACTCCATAACCAGTAATACAAGTTGTATCACCAAAGCCAGTTAAAGAGCAAGTTTGTTCAACTCCATTTAACATTGCTTTAGCTTCTGCATTAGCATCTTTATCCTCTTGCTTTTTATAGACATCTTGAAATAATCCATAAGTTTTTAACCAATCATCATTTTTAACTTCTGATACTTTATTTCCGTTATCATCAACGATTAATACTTTATTAACCATATTTGACACGCTTTCCTTGAAGTTGCTTGATAATATATTCTTACCTTCTTCAAAAGCTAATTTAAGCTTTACAATGCCTTTTTCAGTAGAATAAAATTTATTGCCTTTACTATATAGCATATATTTTTTACCAGTTGCTTTAGCTTCTTCTGTATATGCACTCATAATCATATCATAAGCAGTAACACCTAAAAAAACTTTCTTTATTTTAGTGTTAGCTTGAACTATATCCCCTTTATTTAGTCCATATTCAGTAAGAAATTTATTATATATACTAGAAGCAGTTTCATTTTTTATGTTATAAGATACTTTTATATCATTAAGCTTTGCACAATAGTCATAACATAAAAAGCTTATACTATTATCACTCGATTTTTCTCTTTCATATACAAAACCCCTAAATAATTCTTTGTCATCTTCATAAAAGATAATAACACTCATTAAAGGTATATCAATTTTAGGAACATTTATATCATTTGCACTACTAATTAATGAAAATTCTAATTTTCTAGCACAACTTTTATAATCTCCACTCCATGTTATAGTAGTTAATAAATTAGTTATATCTAACTTCTTACCATTAGCTTTTTGACATATTAATTTAATCATGGAATTATCAACTCCCAATTAACATAAATAACATTATTTTTAGCTAAAGATGGATATTTAGATTTATTAGCTTCTTTTATCTTAGGATATAAACTACCCTTACCATAATATTTTTGTGCAATATCCCAAAGGCAATCACCTTTCACAACCTTATGTGTTTTTTGTTTATTACTAGAATTACTTTTATTATTTGTATCAGCAGGTCTACTTGTATTTTGAGTATTATTTGAATTACTTTCTGTAATTACTGGTATTGTAATAGGTCTATATTCTAATAGATCCATATTATAATATACATCCCCAGTACCGTCCCTTTCACCATAACTAAAATTAGTTATATACATTTCTTGATTTATGTCAGTACCAGTCAATATTACTCTTACTACTGTGCCTTTATTTTTCCATTCTTTAAAATACTTAACTAGATCATAAGGCTTTGGAACGTTAGAATATTCATTAAAGCTATATTCTTGATTAGGAAAGAAGCTTGATAAAGATAATTGTGCTAATCCATTTGATGTTAATACTGCCACATCACCTAAACCTATAATAGCGTTGGTATCATAACCAGCATCAATAACTCGCTCAAATTCAGAAGGTATAACTGGAAGCCTTACTGCTTTGTCTTTAGTTTTAAACCATATCTCAGTTAACATTAATAAGCACCTCCTGCATATACCATTTTACTTTGATTAATCTTTTTAACTAATTTATTAGCTATTTTATTTATATCTGCTTCTTCTCTTACTGTTAAGCCATTTATAGTTATATTTACACCTTGAGTATTTTGACCTTTTAAATAGGCATCAGTTTCTCTCTTAGTTAAAACTTTTTCCATATTCTTATTTCATAGGCTTTTTATCCTACTACTCCTTATAGTTTCCCATAAGATGGGCGTACATTTTTACCCTCGACTATACGTTAGGGTATCGAACACTCTTGCCAGTATTATATTTATTCAACTGGTACGCTCTACGGTACTTTATAGCCTTTCGCAATCTATAAAGTTACCTCGGTATTAGCATATTAAAAAGACACTCCTTAGAGTGCCTAACTATATTTTATTTATAATATTTTTCTTTTTTATATTTATTAAAATCAATGGAATTTTCTATGCAATAATTATAATCTTCTAAATACATCCATATAGCTTTTTCATTATTTATAATTCCTGCATAATTTCTTTTACCCATACATACTTTCCCTATACTTTGTCTAGCAATATTATGAATTTTCATAGCATCTACTATTGATTCATATATAGATAAATCATTTAAAAGAATAATAGATTTAATATTAGCTTCTCTTAATGCTTTTCTGCATTTATCACTTATTTTTCTTCCTTTACCACCTAGGCTTATATTCTTTTTATGTTCTTCGCTTAATTTCATACCTATCCTAGATTTTCTAATATTTTCTTTGTGGGCTTCAGTAAAGGGCTTACCTTTAAGTGATTTACTTATGCTTTCTTTCTGTTGTTCGGTTAATGGAATCCCATATTTAGGGTTATCCTTACCCCTTTTCCCATACATAGGATTATTTTCTCCTGCCATTTTGCCTTTTAAAGTGTTTTTCATTCTGTTATAAATTTCCCATTTTTCTAACTCGGTTTTGCCGTCTAAAGTTCCAACACCACCAATTCCACCTCTAGCCATATTGTAATACTTAACATCATTTACACAATCAAATTTAGATATTAAATATTCTTCATATTTAAAAGCTTCTTCGCTAGTGTTGAATGTCTTTATAATATCTTTAGAAAAATTCTCAACTCCATACTTCTTCAAGGCTTCTTTAATAGCTATTCCACTACCAAAATACAAATCTTTTTCAATAGGACATTTACAACTTCTTTTGCCTATATATTTTCTTCCATTGATATTATTAGTTACTTCATATACATAATGATTCATTTTAAAAACCTCCGACAGTTTTATTTCCGAATATTAAAAAATAGGAAGGGACTTCGGAATGTCCTTTTCGTCAAGGCTCATGACTTCCTCAACTATCCTATATTTATATTATATCATAAATATAGTTAGTTTATTCATTTTTAACTTAGCTTTCACCGATTTTGCTCGATTTTCTATGCTACATTTCTGTAACTAGGGGCAAAAAAGTTACCCTCATGTAAAGTTCTTACAGTTCCATCACGAGCAATTCTACCACTACCAAATGCGTTTCTACCTTCCGATAATCCTAACTTATCACTTACCCAACTAGCACCTTTTTTCGCTACGTTCACAACTGCATTTATAGGAGTTTTAAGAAGTTCAGTCATTTTATTCCACCAACTGCAAATTGTTTCTACTGCACCACTAACTTTAGCTAAAGCTTTGATTAATGTACTTAATATAGGCTCACATATACTCCAAGCACCTTGTAAAAGAGTTCCTGCAAGTTTCCAAACACTACTCCAAATATTCCCAAACATTTGAACTATTGTAGATATTTCTTGCGAATGTTGACCTATGAAATTAAATATAGCTTCAACTACTGGTCTTACTGCTTCTATAACATTTTTTATCATTCCCCAAGCAACTTCAAATACAGTTTTAAATATTTGCATATATTGACTAGCTTGTTCGGACTTAGAGAAAGCTTCAAAGCCTGCTTTTACACTTTCAGCCATAGCAACCATTTTAGGTGATATACTATCTATAAAGCCTATTATCCCACTCATACTACCACTTAGCATATCAGCAAATACTTTAGTTACACCTTTTAAGCTATTTTTAACTTTACCACTTATAGTAGACATTAAACCACCTAAAGTAGTAGACATTTCATTTACTAATCCACCTTGATTTTTGGCAATACCTTCTTTAGCTTCTTCAAAAGTTTTATATTGAGTCCCTAGCATATTGTTAAGTGCTTCCATATTATTATTACTAGCACTAAAAAATGCCTCTGCAACCTCTTGTTCAGTTCTTAAATCTCCAACAAAAGCCTTAACATTTCCTTGAAGGTCTGTAAGTTTTTTAGCTTGGTCTATATCTCCTTTTGCCATCATCATAGACTTAACCCCAAATTGAGTTACTGCACTTGTTTCAAAAGGAGTTTTATTTGCATATTCTTCTAAATACTTATAATATTCATCAGTTGACTTTTTAGCTTGTTCTTTAGATTGACCAGTATTTTGGATTACTCTATTTATAGTAAGCTTTTGTGTTTGCTCATTTGCCAACTCATTAAATCCAGTTTTAGCACCTACCATAACAGTTGCACCAACTGCTAAAGCACTAAGTTTCCCTTGAATACTTGATAATACACTAGAAGCTTTGTCTTTTACTGATACGGTAGCACTCCAAGCCTTACTTGCAAATGACCGTAACATACCATTTACTTTAGTCAAAACTTTACTAGCCATATCTTTAGCTTTAAGCACAAACTGACCAAATTTAGTAGCCTTAAATTTGTCTACTTGTGCTTTTACTTTAGATATAACTTTACTAGCCATATCTTTAGCTTTTAATACTAAAGGTTTTACTGCTTTTGCAGTAGCTTGAAATGCTTTAGTTTGAGATATAACCTTTTGCACAGGCTTAGTAAAATTATCTATTGCTTGAATCCTAGCTTTAAGTATTTTTTCTGTACTGCTCATTTATTACACCTCCTCTAAGGAGTTTTTCTTTTGTTCTATTTCCATTTCTTGTTTTATAAAAGCTAAAAGTATTTCTTTTTCACCTTTATCCATAGACTTTAATAAGTCATAGCTTTCTTTTGGACTAATGATATTTTTCTTATGAAATAAATAAAACATTAAGAAAGTATTATCATCAGTCTTAATTAGTTTTTTACTTCTTCTATTAAATCACCTTTGAAGCCTGTTAGTTCTGTTATAGTGTCTGCTAATGCACTTATTTCTCCACTTAATAAAAGCTTCTTTATAAATTCTTTTCCATGTGGTACTTTGAACTTTTTATGAAGTTCTTTATTTGAGAAAAATCTTGTTCCATCTTCTGCATTAAATACACCATTGAAAACTAACTCTATTTGAAGCTTTTGTAAGTCAAATGTAGGCTCTTTAGTAGTTATATCAATACAACTTTCTTGCATCTCGCTATACTTGTCATAAGTTAAAGCCTTACATAAAACTGTAAACTTTTCTCCAAATATATTAGATAATCTTTTTATTTCAACCTCTTTTGAAGGTCTTTGTATTTGTTCTAAATCTGCGTTTAAAAGTAAATCTATTACATTACTCATAGTCCATATTCTCCTTTGTATATAAAAATAAAGACTAGGAGCAATATCCTAGCCTTACTAAAATGAATTATAGCTTTGTTCTATAAGGTCTTATTAAATCATATCCTCTTTGACCTTTTTCATATCTACAATAAAGAGTTGTTAATGGCAAATTATATTTAATTGATATTTCTTTCAAGGTCATAATTTTACCGTCATATTCAAGTCTTATAGTGTCCCTCTTATTAAAACTTTGTTCTTCGACAGTTGCCCATCTGCAATTATCTTTACAATAATTACCATTAACATCTATTCTATCAAGAGTAGTATTTTTAACTCCGTATTTTTCAATATGTGAAACATATTCGCTTCCCATATCTTTGTAAAAATTATCAAAGATTAACCACTCATAGCATACAGAAATACCTCTTCCTCCATATGAATGATAATCTTTAAAATTTTCATTTAAACATCGTTGCTTCATAGCATTCCAAATATTATAAATTTTAGTGTTTCGCAAACCATGAGAATACCTTCCGCTTTTACACCCACAACTCAAAATTCTTTTAGTTCTTAATTTTGTGGCTGGGACTTCTATTTCATTTCCGCATTCACATTTGCATAGCCAATAGTTTTGTCTATTTTTATTCTCGGAAAACTTTATAGCGGTTAATATTCCACTTTTTACTCCACTCAAATCTTCATATTTACAACCGCAAGTCTTTGATTTTTTAAGGGATTGACTTGACATCGTTTTAATGTTTCCACATATACATTTGCATTTCCACATAATATTGCCATTATTAGAGTCAACCCCATTTCTATGTAAAACTTCTAAATATCCAAATCTTTTACCTGTTAAATCTAAAAACTTACCCATGATACAACCTCCTATTTATTATATATATTTAGATTGTATCTTAAAATGCTTTGAATTTCAACATCTAATCTAATTTTTTATAGTTATATAGAGTCAAGAATATCCCATTCTGTAAATGTAAAAGGACATTCAGTTTGACCTAATGCACCTACTTCAAAGTCAAATAAAGTTAAATCATCAAATGATACATTATTTATAGCTATTCTTTCAACACCGTCAGCATCAGGATCTGCTAATTTACCTATTAAAGTAAATCTTGGCTCTTTTCCTTCTTTTATTTGAGTCCCTATAGCTTTTATCATTCTTGAGTTTACTTTATGTAAAGCTAATGAGCCTTTACCACTATAGCCCATATATTTAGTTCCTGTTGCCATTTTTCCTGCGACTTTTACTTCTTCTTTTTGGAATTCTAATTTAGCTTGAAATGATTTTACTTCTGCAACTTCTTCTCCATCTAAAAAAACAGTACCATGAGTACCGTTCATTATTTTTCTTTCATCTATAGCCATAAATACACCTCCTATATTTCAACTGCTATTACTATATCTTCCATAGCGTCAACAACTTTAAGAGATATAGCTATAAATACATTTGATTGAGTATTGGCTTCTTTTATTTCTTGTTCAGTCATAGCATTTATATCTAAGTTAGTATTATCTTTAAGCCATTTCTTTTGTGCTATTAAATCTATACCAACAGTATTTACTTTTTCTATTAATTGTTCAGTAGCTAATTCATCTAAATAGTTCTTTATTTCAGTTATAAGAACGCATTTATTATCATAGTTGTTAGGAACTTTACCTATATATTTTTCAACTATAACCCTTCTTAAATCATTGTGTATTAAGTTTAATATTTTTCTTAATTTGATTTTTTGGAAAGCATTACCCTTTATATCAGTTAAAGTAGTTAATGAGTTTACACCTCTTGCAACTCTTACTTTCCCCATTTCCCTTACTAAGATTAACTCCCCTGCATCTATTCTACTATCAGCTTGTTCTTTAGTAAGATTTTCTATAGAATCAACATCTGATAAAGTAGCAAAAGTTACAGATTGATGTAAAGGCGTACCTTCTATAAGTCCAGCTATTCTTGCAGTATGATTAGCAGTAGTTACAGATTCACCACCTACAACTATATTTTTAGCAGTATAGTTTATTATAGCTTCACTATCAGCTTTTTCATTTGCAAGTATTGCATCACATTTATATTTAACAACATCATTCATTTTCTTTATAAATGATTTTATAGCAGTTACATCAGAAGTTTCAGCACTTGGCATACACATTAAGTTAAATTCTACACCTTCAAAATATGTTAATGCTTCTGATATTTCTCCTTCTGCACCTAATACAAATAATTCTATCTTATTAGGAGATCCTTTTAATACATCTTTTATTAATCCTTGATTAGTTTCTGTTAAACCAGATGGTATATCTCCTTCATCAAATACAGTTAAAGAAGCCTTTGTAGTATCTTTCAATATTAAAGCGACTATACCTCTTTGACTTCTTATTACTGCTGATTTAGCTAATTGCTTAAATGATATATCTATTATTGGTAATCCCATTCAATCACCCCTTCATATCTAAATTTATATCTTGCATATTTTCGCAAGTTTCATTGTCAATTTTTATAAAGTCAAAATAAGTTATATAAATTAAAAAATCTAACATTTCCCCTACTTCATCAACTAGAAAATTAGGCTCAACGTTAGATATATTTAAAACTCTATTATTAACTTTTAAACTTCTAGCAAATAAACCTTCTAGCTTATCTGCTACATCATAATTATCTAATTTACTACTACCAAAATATTTTACTGAAATCATTAATTGCTTTTCGTTAGTTTTTAAAGTAGAAGCTTTACTTGTAATTGGAACTAAAGTTACATAAAAACATTCATTCTCAAAAGTCCCCTCTTCATTTTTAACTATTACATCACAATTAAAATTATCAGATAAAATTTTAGTAGCAGAAAATAAAATATCTTTGTAAGTTAGCATTTATTTAACAACCATCCAATCATTTTCAAGCATATCCGCTTGACTAGGATGCCATGGTATTCTATATTCATTATCTATAGTTATATAGATATAAGAAGCAGTCATTTTAGACGTTTCAGTTGGATTCTGTATTTCTAAAAACATACCTTCTTTGTGCCAAGATTTCTTAGTGACTTTATATCCTTTTTTTAAGTATTCTAAAGCTACACTAAATCCAAACTCAATATCTACATCAACGCTAACCGTCATTGATATTTTTTTATCCATAAATATCATCTCACTTTCTACTTGAAAAGATTATCTATCATTATAGAAAACTCTTTATCAAGTTCTGATTCAATTTCTTTTACTGATTTTTCAAGCATATAGACTCCATCTACAAAAGATTTTCCATTTCTTGTCCTGTGTCCATAGTTTACGAATTGGCCGTATCTGCAATTATTAAACACTAGCCTTTCAAGGTTACTTATCTTTTTAGGTTGCCAACTTCTCCTTAACAATCCACTATCAACTGGTGTTTTTAGCTTTACTTTAGCTATTAATTTACTAGCAATAATATCTAATTTCTTATTAGCTTCTTCATCAAAATTATTACTAGCATTTTCTAAAGTTTTAGCAAATTCATCTAATCCTTGAATTTCCATTTTAAGTCCTCTCTTTATAGCTTAATAAAGTCTCACTATGCGAGGAATAAAAGAAGGGCTTAGAAGCTAAATAAATAGATATTTTACCCATTACAGTAACTTCTACTGTATCACCTTCTTGAATATCAATGTTAGGATTTAAAAATAACAAATGAGAAAAAGCTAATTTGCCAACTCCATCAGACGTCATTATAGGAGTATCTTTCTTAGATAAAGCACATTTAACATTTTCAGCTATTATTTTTTCTACAGTTTCAGTTACACCAGTATTAGGATTTTTAGCTTTAACTTTTCTCTTAATAGTACATCTATCAAAGTAAGTGCTTTCTAATATTTCAATATCAGTCATATTAATAGCACCTAGCCCTTCTATACTGCTTTAAAAATTCTTTATCAGATGAAGTTAATGTTGCACCGTTTGAAGCTTCTGCAACATCACCAACATTATATTCTATTTTAGTGTCCCCTCTGCTTATAGACTTTATTTCGCCTGTATTTTGAGTACCTCCACTTACTAAAGGCTTCATAATAGATACAACTTTATCTTCTATAAAGCTTTCTAGCCCCCCAGTCAACTCATTTACATTGCAATAGTCTACAACCATAGTTTCTACTTTAGCTAAATATAATAATATTAAGTTGTCATGCTCATAATCAGTAAGATTTAACATTAATTTTACGTTTTCTAACATAATTATCACCTATATGAAAAAGATAGAGGATTATTCCTCTACCTTCTTAGCTTTTCTAGTTTTTTTCGTTCTAGTTTTCTTTTGTGGGACTTCCACTTCTTCGACTTCATCAATTAAAGAAGCTATACTAACTTCATCAACTGACTTTGAAGCACTTCGCAGTTACTCTTGAACGTATTTTACTATAGCTTCTTCTCTTAAAGTTTTAACACCATCAACTTGAAGTCCTCTTATACCATCAGCAAAAGAGTTTTGTAATCTCATAGCTTCAGTTTCTTCTAATTGCTTAGCATATCCTATAGCTGATTTATGTAATACTACTATAGCAAATTTTCCACCATTTAATTCTTCAGAGAATACTAATTGAGTACCGTTTATGTTAGCACCTTCTATTATTCCGTTTTCTAATATTGTATATTGTAATGTAAATCTTGAATCTAGTTGTAAATCTTGTAAAACTTCTGCATTTATAACTGCATATCTTTGAGCCTTAGGCACTTTGTTTTTATTTAAAGCAGTATTAGCTTTTACTATTAAATCATATGCTTTATCAGATTCATCTTTAGTTACTTCATTAGTAGTTCTTAAAGCTTCTGTTAATACAAATTTATCAGTAGCTTCTTGTAATCCATATCCTGCTTCTTCAACGTGTGGATCTATTAATTCTCCTGCTGATTGAACTGCATCTACATCATCAACTTTAAATGCCCAATAATTTTTATTATCTAAAGTTAATTCAACTTTTGAAGTTGTTAAATCTTCAAAATCTACAGTTCCAGTGTATTTGTTTATAGCTACATCTGATACCTTATTAAATATTACTTTGTTTCCTTCTACCTTTGTAGGTGCTGTAGTTATTAAGTCTGTTATACTTCTTTCATGGAATTTTGCTAATAATCTTGCTTCCCAAATTGAAGGTATAAAGTTAGTTACTGCCATATTTTTTCACCATAATAGCTTTTATAAGCTATCCTTTCTTATCTAAAATTATTTTTTATCTTATCCCAGTTTTTGTTTATTTCTTCTGCTGACATATTTCTTAATTGGTCTACTGTGTAAGTAGCTTTAGTAGTAGTTGAAGTTTTTAACTCACCACTCATCCTTAATCTAGCATTTACTGATTTTTCTATAGCTTCTGACCAACATTTTTCAAACACTTCTACATTTCCCATTATTTCATCAGCAGTATCTGATTTTATAAATTGACATAATTCAATTGGTAGTCCTTTTTCACTTAAAAGTTTCATAGTTTCATTTTTAATTTTCTCTTGCTCAAAAGCTTTCTTTTCTGTTTCATATCTAGCAACTTTTTCTTCAAACTTTTTACGTTCTCTTTCAGCTTTAGCCTTTATCTTTTCAGCTTCTGTCATTTTAGCAAGTTTTTCAGATTCTTCTTCTATAAGCTTTTCTTGCATTTCTTGTTGCTTTAATCTTTCAGCTTCTAATTTCTTTTTTTCTTTAGCTATTCTTTCTGCAACTATTTTATTAAGTTCATCTTGAGTGAAAGTCTTAACTTCTTTAGCTTCTACCTCTGTATTTTCTTGTACTTCATTATTAACAACGTTGTTTTCTAAGTTTTCCATTTTTTAATCCTCCTAGTTTAAAGCCATAGTAGGCTAAGTTTTCCGAGTTCTCTTTTACGTCTAAACAAGTAAAAAGACAATAAAAAAGAAGCTTGATAGCTTCGTTAAGTAGTATGGTTTTAGTAGTATGGTTTTTTCATACTGGTTAAATCATACCAGTTGGGTTTTTCACACACGAGTAGTATGGTTTTTTCATACTACACCAGTAGGGTTTTTCACACACAATAAATACTATAACAATTACTAATATAATTACTAAATATATATAGTTGTTTTCTTTAGCTTTTACTCTGTATAAGTATTAATAAATTTAAACATAAAAAAAGACTAACTATTGTTAATCTACTTTGTAAATCTTAGCCCATTCTTTATATGTTACACTTGCATCTATTTCTATTCTTTTACCTTTGCTATCTCTTGCAAATCTAGTTCCTTTTAAATTTTCTATGTATGGGATAGTAGTTGTTCTGCAATAAGGATGTCAATGAAAAGGAGGCATATTTACACCAACTATTGCATCCTTAACATTAAACCCCTCCCCATCTAACCTTTGACATATTTCACTTGTACGTTTATCTAATGTCGCAAGTATTTTATATTTAGTTACATCACATTCCTCATAAGCCTTTTGTGATGCGATTTCCATAAAATAACTATGTTCTGTATGTATAAGCCTAATACAATTTTTAAAATCTGCATCTAATCTCTTAGATAATGCTTTAGAAGTTTCTTTTACACCTTTCCCTTGTATAAGCATTTGAGTGAGTTCCTCAACCATAGCATTTTTTAATTTAGTTCTGTTGGACCATAACCTTTGACTATAATGCCTACCACTCCAAGGAAAAGCTAATATTTCTTTTATCATATCATTATCAATATATGAAAAACTAGCACCAACTCCTATAGCTTTATGTATATCATATATAGTTTGGTAATAGTTATCTTTTATTGTACTACTATAAGCTATTTGAAGCTTTTTATTGGTGCTTTCATATACTTCATTGATATATTTACTGCACTGATAAAACATTTCTTCTAACCTTGATATACGACTTTTCATTGATAAAGTGTTTAACTCTAGTAAAAGCTCTTCATCACCTGTTTCTTCTATAAGTTTCATATAAGATTTTAAATCTCTTTTAAATTCTCTAAATTCGCTACTGTTTAAATATTTTTTTGCATCAGAATAAGACAGGTTGTTATCTTTAGCATATTTATAAAATAAATTACTAATTTCTTTACCTATCTCATTCATAGCTTTTTTATATTCATTAACTAATTCTTTTTCTATTTTTTTTAAATCTTTTAAGCCTTTCTTAAGTTTATAGGCTTCTCTTTTGGTCCAATATTCTTTACTAGATAAATTATTCTTCATTCATAGTACCTTCTTTATTTTGCGCATTAAAAAAAGCCTCCTCAATTCTTTTAGAAGCTATATTAAAATAATTATTATCAAGTTCTATACCTATAAATTTTCTATTAGTATTCATACAGGCAACGCCTGTTGAGCCACTTCCCATAGTAAAATCTAAAATAGTATGATTTTCATATATTGAAAATATATCTATCAACATTTCTATCAGCTCAACTGGCTTCTCCGTTTCATGATACTTATTTCTTTTATTTGCAGGGCAATATAATATATTTGATGGTATCTTATCGTCTTTGCAATATAGTCCACCTATCTTATCTTCTAATATTCTATCTGTTAATGTGTGTCTGTATGGTTTCATTGCAAATATAATTGGTTCATAATATGGAGCTAAATTACCAACTCTATAATTATCATAACATTCTTCATATATGCCTCTTCTGTGTAATACATTATTTATCCTCTGTGCCTTAGCATTGCATTTATCTTTTTGCCATATAAGTATATCTCTTATCATAAATCCATTATCTTCAAGAGCGTTACATACTCTATGCTGAAATCTTCTACTGCTAAAAATAAGTATAGGACTTGCTTCTTTTGTTATTCTAAATAATTCTTTAGACCATTTATTACACCATTCTTGGTACTCATATGATATTTGCTTATCTGCCTTTGACCATCCATTAATAGGCTTACCCCTTCTTTTAAATGAAGTGTTCTTAGCTTGATGTTCACTCGCACCACCTAATGCAGAATTAGTATTATTATGTAGCACATCCCACTCTGAAAAATCTATTCCATATGGTATGTCTGTTATAACAATATCTATACTATTATCAGGAATATCCTTCATTACCTCTAAGCAGTCCCCATTATATAACTTATACATTCATATCACCTAATTCAGAATAATTGTCCTCATAAAGCTTATTACTTTCATTTTCTTTTTTCTCTATTTCTGCTTGTATATCACTAACTCTAGGCGACATCCCAATTATAGTTTCTTCACTTAAAATTCCATCTAAGTTTTGCATTATTTGTGATAACTCTAACTCATTATTAGGAGTATTTCTAGTAAAGACTGGCTCAATAGCTAAATAAGAATAGTCGCTATTATTTTTCATTTTAGTATAAGCACATAACAACTCTATTCTTCTCATTAAACCTTTTTTAAATTTACTTTCCTTAACTCCTACTAAGTTTTCAAGCCCCATAAGTTTAAATTTCATAGCTACCCCACTTGCATTTGAAGAAAACTCGGTATCACTCATATTAGGTACAAAGCTAAATCTATGTATATCTTCATTTAATCTGTTTTTATAATTCTCTAGTGCAGTATCTTGTATATCTTTTATAAGATATTTTGCATCACTATCTGAATTTAAAAACTGTATTAAATTTATGTCATTTAAGTCTTTAGCCTGTTCGTCATCTATTAACTCGCCATTTACTATTAACATACAATTAGTAAATAATTCAAAGTCATTAGCAGTGTCCGACTGACTTTGGTCATAAGCATCTATTAAACTTATTACTTTTTCAAAATCTCCGTAAAGTTCATCATTGTTTATATAAACATTCACTGGTATATCATCAAAATAACAATCTTCTTCATCTGTTAAAATTACATTACCATCTTCAATAGTTCCTCTTATAATTTTACCATTGCTAACTATTTGCCCTTTGTCATTTTCAATAGGTTTTGTATATATTTCTAATCTAGTTATTGTTTCATCTTCATCATTAACTCTAATTATTTCATCATAATATCTTATAGCTAATATTATATTTTCTTCTAAAGTGTTATCATAGCAAACTATTAACTCACTAGGATTAATTGCTTTAAATCTAGCTTTAGCAAATTTATCTATATACATTATTTCATAAGCATAACCATATATAGAAGCCATTTTAGCTAAAGTAGTATTGTTGTCAGCTTCATCATTATACCTAAATATATCTGTAAGTTCTTCAAGAAGCTTTTTATCCTCTGTAACATAAGCTATAGGTTTACCTAATAGATAACCAACCGCAGTATCTGTTATATACTGTGCGTAAGGGTGAGATAACTTATTCTGTGGCTTATTTTTATTTTTATATACTCTATTACTTATCTTGTCATTTTCATTATTGTAATATCTTAGAAGTTTTTCTAATCTCGATTTTTCTGTTAAATGTTTATCTATTAAATCAAGTATTAAATCATTAGTTAAAGTATAATCTTTATCTATTTTTATTTTTCTCATAGTACACCTCCAATCTTATTTATTGTATTCGCAAAATACAAATACAATAAAAGCTATTATAAACATAACAACGTTTATCAATAAAGCTAAAACAGAAGGCGTAAATATTAGCTTCCATTCAAGATTAGTAAATCCTAATAAATTCATCATTGATGTTATAAAAGTAAATAAATAGCATAATTTAAAAATCATAATACACCTCCTATACGTTATATTTATCTCTGTTAAATCTTTTTATATCTGCAACCTCATAATCATCTAGACCATACCAAATAGCACTAAATGTATGTGGATCTATATTAAATTCATCTTCCACTATTTCACCTAATCTATTTGTTTTATATGTTAGGTTTTCAAGTTCTTTTATTGTATTTATACATTCACTTGAACAGTAAATATTTTTAAATCTTTTTACCTTCTTTGTGTTTGCAAGTCTACTTCCTGCAAACTTTTTACAAGCTTTCATTTTGTAACCTAATCTATTAAAATAAGCTATTGACTTAGGCTCGGCATTATCAGCTATTATAATAAATTTCTTAAATTCTTCTATGTCTTTAGCTATTTCGTCATCAGTTTTTCCTTTTGAGTAATACTCTTTGAATATGTATAAATCTTTATTTTTATCATCTATAGCCATTTGAATAATCGCATTATAAGAAGTAACAAAACCAAAGTCCATACCAGTTTTTATATATCTTGAAGGGCATTTGCTTACAAAATCCATAACTTTATCATGTGGCAATTCCTTGAACTGTGGTAATACTTTAGTTCCATTTACTCCAAATTGTCCTAGTCTTGCTACTCTGTATAGGTCATAATCATAAGCTTTCATATTTTCAAGTTCATCTATATAACTTTTAGGCAAGAATGAATTATCATCACACACGCTATGGTGATAGTAAGTATTGTTCAATTTAACTATTCTCTTCTCATACAAGACTTTATCATCTAATACAAGTGTTTTAGCTTCATCATTTTTAAAGAAATGTTTATAGGTCCAATTAGCTTTACTTACTGGGTTAGTAGAACAAATAATGTGATTACTCATTTCCATATGTCTTAAACGACCTAATAACTCTTTATATCCTTCATATTTAACCTCTGAACATTCCTCGAGCCATATGATAGATACACCATTAATTGATTTTAGCTTTTGTGGGTTATCCATTCCTTTAAATATGATTTTGCTACCATTTGGAAATATTACTTGTAAGGGTGAAGTTTTAAATTTTAAATAACTTCCAATTCCTATGTTATTAGCTACTTCTTCAAATAAACTAAAACAACTATCTCTAATTGTGTCATAGACTTCTCTAACTACCAAACAAAGTCTTTTTTCAGTAGATAATTTTAATAATATTTTTTCTGCTACATGATAGCTTTTAGAACTTCCATATCCTCCGACTAAAAAATAAAATTTATAATTCCAGTCAGTTAAAAAATCAATAAAATGATTATTAGCTACTACTTTAGCTTTCATTTCTAGCACCAACTATCTCAAACTTAATTACATTATCTATATCCTCTTTAGCTTCTTTTATAGTAATTCCATTTAAGTCTATTTGTTGTTTTACTGCCCCTAGATAAGTAGTTGCATTAGCTTGTTTTATTCCCCGACATTCTATATCTTCTTTAGCTTTTAATTTAATCCATTCTAAATCATCATTAGCTTTTTCTACTGTATAAAACATCTTTTGTTTGAGTTCGTTTTTTAATTCCTCATACCTTCCCTTAATCTCCCCTTTAGAGAATAATTCGGAAGCCCTTTTATCTATTGTTTCATTTTTCATATTAGAAGCTTCATATGCGAATTTATAGGCTTCTCTTTGAGAATAGCCTTCAATCAATCTCTGCACGAATATTTCTTGTTTTGTGGTTAAACTCAAAGTTTCACCTCCTTAAATAAAATAAAAAAAGAAGCCTAATCTCTTAGACTTCTCTCCCCCTTTGGCACTTCTTCCATGACTTCAACTAGCCATTGTACCCTCTTAGGTATTTCAATAGTAGCTTTTACAACTTCATCTATTTCTTTCCATACCTTAGTTTTAACCTTAGTTTTTCTCTCCTTCAACTCATTATCCCCTTTGAGTTTTAATACTAGCACATCAATTTAAACTGATATGCTAGGATAAAAAATCAAAATAAAAATATTAAAAATAATATAAGTAATAAGGAGATTAAGAATAATTATGAAATTATCATAAAATATCTATGTTAATATAATACTACATATGATTTGTAAATAAAATGCAATTTTAAAGTAAGAATGTAGTAATTTCAATACTTCTGAGTTTTTTTTTGGCAATAAAAAAAGTAGGCTTTTACACCTACACTAACTCTACTAAGCTATTCATTATTCTATCTTTGTTGTTCCACACGCTTTTAGTTTCATAATAATTCAACTTTACGGCTATTTTATTCATTCTAATATTTTCTATATAAAAAGCTTCTATTATATATCTATCTTTATTATTTAGACTTTCTAAGAGTGCATCTGTTAGGCTTACTTCATACTTAAGTTTTTCTAATTCTTTTTCTCTTTTAACTATTGCATCTGATAAATCACTTTTATTAGAAGTTTGTATTTTATCTTTTGAATAATCTATAGCCCCAAGTGTATAATCATCATCAGTAACTAGCCCTAACTCTAATATTTTAATTCTTGATTTATTTTTTTTATAATTTCTTAATAACCCTTCAACATATTTATATTTATCTTTAGTCATAATACCCCCCTAGATATTATTGTTTTATCTGTTTGAATATATTTTTAATATATACTATAAATATTCCTATTAATGCAGTCCCAACGCACAAAGACAAAGCAAAAAGTGGAAACAAGCCTGTAAAAAATAAGCAATTTAACATAAAATCCTCCATTTAAAATCTCCCTTTTATTATCTAAGTGTTTAGATGATTCTTCTTAGCTAAATCAAATATAGTCTTATTACACTCTCTACTTTCACATATTTCAATTTTGCACATTTCTTCGATTAAATCATCCGTTAACATTTCACCTTTGCCTTTCCCATCTAGTAAAAATTCTTTCATTGCAAACCACATTCTTTGGTAATTCATAATCTCCACCACCTATTTAAATTCATCGCCAATTACATAAAAATAACTTTTATCTTTATATTCAAGATTTCTTTCAAATTCTTCACTAGTGCTTATGACTAATAAATCTTTTATTTTTTGATCACGTTCTTCAAATACCTCTAATGCTGCATCTCTTGTGACTGTTATATTAAACTCATGTCCATGTTCTATTATTCTTTTTAGAAGTTCTGTTGCAACATAAAACTTGTCTTGTATCTCTTTATTTTTAAATTTTTGATTCTTAGGAAACTCTATAATATTTCCTAAAAGTTTTAATTGCTCTGTTTTCATAAATTAAAACTCCTCTTCTATTTTAATATCAATTCTTTTCTAGTTTTTATAAAAATAATATCTCTATCTTTTATATTATGTTTAGTTATAAAATAATTCATCTTAGGATAATCTAAGAAAAATCTATCTATGATTTCTCCACAAAATCTAACTCTAATCCAAAACTTGTACATTCTAAAACCTCTCTTTTAACCTCAACAAATAAATTATTTTATTCAACCTCAAATGCCCTCTTGCAATCAAATAATATATCTCCTTCAATGTTGTCAATTACAAAACAATAACCTTTACATACTGAAAATTCTTCGCATTCAATGCAACATAGTTCTTTATTTATATCATTGCATAAACATCCATTTTTACATCCAATCATTGCTACCTCCTATGCTCCCGACATTAATGTCGGTACCAAATTTATTAAAGTATATCCATTAATACATCTTCTATTTCATCTATCATTTCATCATCATTAATATCGTTGTAATCTAAAAATTCTTCTATTCCAAATACACCATTAAGTCTATTAAGTATCATACTAGCTATATTTCTATGATCATATCCATTTACTTCAATATCTTTTCCTAGCATCTGCATAACATCTCTAGCTTGTCCTGATATGTATTTAATTCTTGCTCTACTATCTATTATTGCTTTATCTCCAGCCTTTACAGTAAGTTCTCTTCCTCCTACTGTTTTAAGTGTAAAATCTTCCGTTATTTCTATTTCTTGACCTATTTTATATCTCATAATATCCTCCTATTAAAACTCCTCTTTTCTTTGCACTAATAACAAAGTATCATAACACTTTGAACTAAGTTATTATTAATCGAAACACAAGTTGAAAATTTTATATCTAATTCATATCCTTTATCTTGAAATTCTTGAAGATACTTATTAAATTCTTTTTGGAATACTTCACAATCTTCATTTGAAATAACTCTATATTCTCTTATAACTTTCATAACTTCACCTATTAAAATATGTTTTTTAGTATCGGTCATGGTGTAAGGTGTAGTCTGCCGATACTATATAGGTGCTACACTACCTAAAATATGTTTTTTATTTTCCTATCCGTTTTTGCGGTGTTTTTATTTACTTCTTTTCTTAGTTTTATCAATAACCTTAGCTATATTAACCCCCTACTTTCGTAAGTTCTTTATCCTCAAATATTAATTTATTATTGTTTAGTATAAGCATTTCAGCTTTTGAAACTAATACTATTTAACTGACATATTTGAAAATAAAGCAAAATCAACTGACATAATAAATACACTTCTATCTATTGAAATTACTTAATTATAAAGCTATTTATTTTTAAATGGCATAAAAGTACATATTTTATGTCTTTTAGAATTAACCGTTTATTTATATTTATTTTTATCAATGATAAAACATAAGGGGCTTGATTTGCAACCCCTTTAAAATCGCTTCAAATAGCTTCTGTGTATTTTTATATTCTTATTTCTGATTCGATACATTCAATATATGGTTCAACCTTAATAATGTACTTGCCTTCTTCGTTAGGAATGTCCTTAATATCAGCTTTTATGCAAAATTTTTCTTCAATATTCTTTTTCACAATTTCCTTAAATCTACTTTCATTCAATTCTTCGTCTATCTCCCAGTGCTCAAATTTGCTAAATATTACTTCTCTTATCTGTTCTTTCATAACTTCTGATATATTACTCATACAATTATTCTCCTTTCACACACAACCTTATTTAAAATTGATTTAAATAGCTTCCACATATTACCAAATCAATGCTACTGCAACTAATAAAGTTATATACTCATGCAATGACATATTTTTTTTAGTTACAGTAAATAATAATACAAACCCTATTATATTTGAAATCATTTTTATAATTAATATCATATAAATTTATGTCCTCTATTTAATAACTTCTCATTATGTTCTTTTATATGTTCTTCTAAATTTATTCCCTTAGTAAAAGCTATACCATAGCAACATTGAATTACATCAAGTAGTTCTTCTGTTAGATTTTCTCTATCATTCATCAATATAGCACCTGCAACTTCTTTTACTTCTTCATCAAGTTTATTATACATATTGACTGCACTAAGTTTTTTATATATCTCTAAATTATGTATTCTATTCATTTAATCAACCTTCTCTAAATCATTTATTTTTAATGTCATTGTTTCTTTTATATCATTACAATAAACATCTATATAAGTTTCCATATCAGATATATACATATATGGATTGCTTATAGCGACACCTTCTAAATCTAAATATTTTACTTTATCCCCTTTTACTATTCTCATTCCCTTACTCCCCTTTTATTTATCTTTTGATTTTAACTCAACACCTACACCACCACCTACGTAAAATGATATGTCATGTATGTAAGTAGCTAGTTGGTTTTTATCTATCTTTTGTGAATTTAATATATCTTTTGATAACTTTCTTAATTGCCTAGCACTTTCATTATTACACCATAGTTTTCTGTTAGCATCATTCCAAAGTTTTGCCAACTCTTCATTAGCTTTTTTAAGCTTTTCATTTTCTTCTCTTAGATCATTTACTGTATTATCATATAAATCTATTTCTTGATTTAATGATAATATTTGATTTTCTAAATTATCATTCTCAAACATTAAATCCTTACTTTTATAATCTAAATTCAACATATCAAGATTTAGTTCGCCATTTAAGTCATCAATCTTTCTAAAGTTTTCTTTAAGTTCCTCATATTTATCATTCAATAAAAGATATTCTTTATTAAGTAAATCATATTTTTTCCTTGATACAAATAATTTCATCTTTAGTTATCTCCCCCTTATTGCCTTACTTTACTGATTTATATTTTCTCTATACATTTCTAATTCTTCTTTAAAAGCAAATGTTTTGTGATAATTACAAGATTTATGCTCCATACAATGACCTCTATAAACACAATCTGCTACACAACAACTTACTAAAGTTGGGTTTATTTTATTTAACTCTTCTAAAGCCATATTCCAAGCTTTTACAGTATCTTTATCTGCACAATTACAAAGTCTTTTTCTGCTTATAGTTATAATTGCTTGTGCATTAGCTACCATTTCATATAAAACTGGATCTGTTTGTTTTCTTTCACTTCTGTCAATTCCAGTT